ACCGTTCCCAGTTTTTGTGCATTGATGATGATGGCGCGCTAGGCCTCAGCCGCGCGCTTGGCAAAAAAGCTTCGGAAGTGATGCTTCCGCCGCGCGCGAAGCTTCGAGGTTCCAGGGGCCCGCATGTTATTACCGGGCCCCTGGAACCATTTCTTTTTTTCAGAGAAACCGAAGTATGGCTAACGTACAAGTTCCCGCAAGACTTCCTAGACCTGCTCCCGCTAAGGATTGGTGTTTTACTATCAATAATCCTGAAGAGTGGCACTTGGATGCTATTCGTTCCCTGGACTACACCTACCTGGTGTTCCAGGTGGAGGTTGGGGCGGGTTCCGAAGAGGACCCGCGAGGAACTCCTCATATTCAAGGCTTTGTGCAGCTTAGAGACAAACAAAGGAAGACTGCCATTCTTTCCCACATGGAGGAGTTCGGTGACCCCGATTTTGGGGGACATTGGGATAAGAGGCGAGGAACCCCTTCCGAGGCCGCCCATTACTGTATGAAACCAGTACCTGGGTGTGATTGCAAGCACTGCAAGGATTTGGAGCGGTTCGACGATTATGAGGAAGATGGTACCCTCTCTCTTGGCGATGCCACGCAGCGCCTTGCAGAAGTCGCACGCATTATCAAGGCTAAGGGCCTTCACCACGCAATTGATCGTTTCCCTGAGATTTACATCATGTATCACAACGGCATGAAGTCTATTGCAAAGCATTTTACTGAACCCGGGACTCGCCAGACCGTCGTTACTGTCGTTTGGGGTACTTCTGGGAAGGGGAAGACCTTTTACGCACGACAAGGTCCTCATCCTTATCTGCTCGCCCCTTCCGGCCGCGGGCAGACTGATTTCTTTGGGGACTATCGTCCCGACGTCCACGAGACGATTGTGGTTGATGACTTCTATGGTAATTGGAAGTTCACTACCTTTCTCCGAGTATGTGATGTTCATCCCACGGAGGTCCAAACCAAAGGCGGTTTTGAGCAATGCCTAGCTCGTCACATTGTGTTTACCAGCAACGTGCCGCCCCACGAGTGGTATCCAAACGTCTTGGCCGACCCCAGGAGGGCCGAGTCGTTTCATCGTAGGCTCAACAACATCATCCACTTCAGCGAGGATGGATGGGTCGTCACTAAGGTGAGAATCGACGAGTAATTAATTCAGGGACAACTGCCTTGGCCTACCTTGCCATGGATGAGGCCTCTGGATCCTCTTCAACGCATGATGAATCCTCAAGGACCTCAAGGACCTCCTCCTCCTCATCCACCCCCTCAACCTCCGGCTCCCGTACCACAGCCTTTTGACGCTTCACCTGATGATAATTCTTCTGGTCTTCTGCCTCCATTTGGTGTGCAACCTGTTCCTCTTTCAGTTCCTGAACAACTGCGAAGGCGAGCGTGGCTTGCCGAGCATTAGGCGCAAATTCGTCATTTCTTGGAATTGTCATATTAAACTCGACCTTCCGTTTTGGGATTTGTGACTTTGTGTGCCTTTTTCATTTTCTTAGCAACACAAGCTGAATCCACCATGTCTGTTCGCGTCCCTCGTGGTCAAGCTAGCCGAATGGGTCTCAAGAGCTATTCAGCACGTCCGTCTGCGGCACAACGTTCACTCGCACAGAGGCTCAGCATCCCAGTCTCACAACGCCGGACCCCTAACCAGTTCAAGCCTGGTGCCTTGGCTCGTGCCCCTGGTGCTTCTCCTGATGTTGGTTTTGTTGACCTGGCTTCTGCGGTTTATGCATTGAATACCACCGGCTCCATCACCCTCCTGGCAACCATTGCCCAGGGTGCCTCTGTCAATCAGCGTATCGGCAAGAAGATTCTTCTGAAGTCCATTGAAGGACGAGGAGCCGTGACGTCTGACTCAACTACTACAGTTGCGTATGGTCGTGTGATGATCGTGTACGACAAGCGTCCTACTGGAGCCCTCCCTGCCATTACGGACATCTTGGATACTATCCATCCAAACTCGTTCAACAACGACACGAACTCTGGCCGGTTCCTCATCCTGAAGTCGCAGATCTTCACTTGTGCTGGCAACAACACTACTGCTGGACAGATTAACGATTCTTCTGTGCAGGATGCCTCATTCTACCTCAAGTTGACGAAGAAGGACCTTCGCATGGTCTTCAAGGCTGCTGCCACCGGCGCCATTGGCGACATTGAGATGGGCGCACTCTACCTCATCACCTGTGGTAACGTCGTAGCTGGCACAGCAGACTGCAACCTCTCTGCCGGTTTCCGCACGCGGTTCTATGATGTTTGAGTAAAGACCACCGTAGCACTAAGTCAAACGTGCTATGCCTGTTGGCATCCACCCTAGCACACAGGTTGTGTGCCATGGTAAGGTTGACCTGCCCTAGCACCGTCCTCTGTGCTATGGTAGGTCCCACCCACCATGGCACCCTAGACGCATTTTGTTCTATTTTGCCGCCGGGCAAAAAGCATTGCATTATGCAAGACTTTCTTTCGGAACACACCCCCTGGGTCACACCGGTTCCCAGACTACATGTTTACTGGACGGCCGTCGATTAGGTCATAAACCCTTTTCTTTCCATTCAACAGTTCTCCTTGGTAGGCCTTGACCATCAACTTGTTGATGTCCAGGACTTCCTTCTTTGTGTAGGTGCCTTCGATAAGGGCCTTCTTTGCCCAGTCGTAGTCATAGGCCATAATCCACGCTTTGCAAAACCCAGGACTTAGCCCATTGCCGTGCAGGAAGTAAAAGAGATTGAACATTTGATTGTCGTTCTTGTGGGGTAGCAGGATAAGTCTCTGTGCCCATAAGGGCCAGTGCTGGACATGAAAGAAAGTGTCTTGTCTGTTCAAATATTGCCAAAAGCGATTTGTAACCAACTCTTCCAAAACATCAGACATTCCGGATCCCAGATGATGAGCTTTTCCTACTTTACCCACCGTTCCCAGTTTTTGTGCATTGATGATGATGGCGCGCTAGGCCTCAGCCGCGCGCTTGGCAAAAAAGCTTCGGAAGTGATGCTTCCGCCGCGCGCGAAGCTTCGAGGTTCCAGGGGCCC